GGTCAGTTGGGCTTCTGACATCATGCCTGCGCCAGCGACGTCTTCGACGTGCTTCATCGCCCCGGCGAAGTCCTTGTCGCGGATCAGGTTGTCGGCGACCTGAGTGGTGACCGACTCCCAGATCTCTCGCTTGAACCGCATCGTTGCGGGACTGTTTGAGGTCTCACCAAACTTGGCTTGGATCTGCTCTACAGCCCTCATCGCTGCGCCCATGCTGGTTGCGTAGACGCCAGACGGATCGTCTAGGGTGTCGTAGCCAGCGACGGCATCGTTCTTCAGGCTGTCTATCCACTCACGCTTGGTGTTGGTGTCCCAGGCATCGGACTGCTCGCCAAAGTGCTTGTTGATGCCGCGACGAGCGATGAGCTGCTTCTGCATCGCAGCCATCGTGTAGGCTTGGCGCAGACCCTCTGGGAGGTTGTCTCCGGTGGCCTTGGAGACGGCGTCCAGGGCCGACAGCGCCTCTTGGTATCGGTCGATCGCGGCCTTGCCCTTGGTCCTCCCGTAGATATCTAGGACTTCATCCCACTGCGAGGCCGTGACCGTCAACGCCTGCTGGACCATCGACTCGTCGATCGCGGCCTGCCGCTTGGCGATGAGGGCGTCTTGCGTTGCCTTCTCCTTGGCAGCCATCCGCTGCTGATAAAGCGCCAGCGCCTGCTCGTCGCGCTGCACGTCCATCGCCATCTGACCGGCGCGGCCGATGTCCTGAGCAAGCTGCTGCGATTCCTGCATCCCAGGCATCGGCGGAGCCTGGAACTGTGGAGCGCCGCTCGGACCCTGCGGGACCTGCGCCTCAACCTGCGGTGCGATCGGAACGCGAACCATTAGCCAGCTCCCTCGTAAGCCTGCATCATCTGGAAGTATCGCTGCGACTGGACGTCAGCAGAGCGACCAGCCATGTAGATCTTGGTGGCTGACCCAAGCAGGCTAGACACGCCTGACAGCGCCGGGGTGATCGCGCCAGCGGCGAGGCCGTAAGCCTGACCGGAAGCAGCAGACACGGTGGCCTGACCGCGCATCGCGGCACCGCGCATCCGCTCTGCGTTGGCAGCACGAATCGAGTTCGACGTGATCGTCAGGGCGTCGATGCCACGGACGAGGTCGAACGTCGCCATGATCTCGGCAGCAGAGCCCTTGCCTGCTTGGATGCCGCGTGCGGCGAGCTGCGTCTTGGCTGTGCTCTTGGCGGCACCAGCCTGCATCGTGTAGCGACCGACAGCCTGCTGACCGGCACGCTCCATCTCCTGAGCGCGGACGTAGGCAGCAGTTGCGGCGCGGTTCGCCATGCGCGACTGAAACAGCAGGTTCTCCTGCTGCATCTTCAGTTGCATCTGCTGCGTCTTGGCAGAGTAGAACGAGCCGATGGCCTGCGAGACCGCAGAGGCGGCCATCAGCATCATGCCGGTGTTGCCGATGCCGGACTGAGCGCCACCCTCTTGAAAGAAGCCCGGGGACTCAGAGAACCCAAGGCCCTCAGCCGTATTGTAGGAGGAGAACCCGGCGTTGGTCGGGGCCACCCGCTGAAACGGGTTGGGGATGGAGTAAAGCGATGGGTCCTGCATATCAGCCTCCCAAAGCCACTTGGATTGTGAGACCGGCGATCGTCAGCGGCAGCGGATCGTCTTGCCGGACAAGCACCTGACCGTCCTCATCCCAAGAAGGCGAGATCAGGATTTCGATCTGCTCGGACAGAAGGCTCTGAGGCGAGCCGTAGGGCTCTGACGTGCGTTGCTTGTATTGCACCAGTTGATCCTCGTTGGGTCCCGCGAAGATGCCGGACGAGCGGAACACACGCAGCCAGACGCGGTTGACGTTCTTATGGCGACCCTGACCGAGACCGTCGATCTGAAGCGTCATCGGCAAGGTCTTCATGTCAGACTGGATGGGGATGCCGATGTGGACCTTGCGGAAGGAGCGGGAAAGCGTGACCGACCCATTGTCGACCGTCTGACGTAGCTGAACTGAGCCGTCGGCAAGGATCGCCACCTCGTAGCCTTCCAAGTGGTCAAGGTTGGTGAACGTGTTGCGACAAAGACCCCAAGTCGTCAGAGGACCCTGCATCGGGGCTGGGATCGTCTTGTCGGTCTGGACCGTGACCTGAGTGGTGCTGTTGTGCGCCGTGATGGTCAGCCGGTAGATCGTCCCGTCTGGTGCATCCAGCTCAACAACGTCGCCAACGTCGCTAATGGCTCCTGAGAACACGGCGGAGCTGGCTTGAAGCGTCAGGTCTTCGCCCGGCTCAAAGGTCGTAGCTGTCGTGACCCGCATCGTCGTCGCCGACGTGTTGGCTCCGTCGTAGGTCAGACCGGAGTCGACGAAGAAGGCGTTGGACAGCTCGTCGAAGTTGCGGGCAGCCATCCGCTCGACGTAGCGTCTGTATGTCCCAGCAGGATCTGACGGGTCCTTGCTGCGGCGGCGGACGACGGCATAGAGCCGGTCCTCATCGCCTTCGGGGACGCAGCACACGGACTCGAACGTGCCGTCTACCGTGTCGTGCTGATGCCACGCGCCGATCTGCTGCTCCGGGATGTAGGTCAGGCCAAGCAGCTTGCCGTTCGACGACACGAACCAGACGACCGGCAGCGGCGACTTGGCGTAGGTCTGGTCGACGATCGTCAGGTTGTCGAACAGGTGGGCTGCCCGCAGGCTGACGTCGTTCGTGACGAAGCCACGCACAGAGTCGTTGTAGCCAAGCTCTCTGACGTGGCCTCCACGCGCGGCGCAGTAGACCAAGGAGTTGTTGACCACGGTCGGCCGCACGGAGCTGGAACCGATGTAGCTCTGCGGGCGAACGGCGATCGTCGATGGCGTGATCGCGTCGCTGTTGACCGAGGTCACGCGCCACTCTGCTGCGTCCGTCAGCAGCAGAAGCTCGGTGATCGGAACGACGTGACGGATGCGGTTGGCTTCGCGGCTGGCGAGTTGGAACGAGATGCGGTCGTCGTCGCGGATCGGAAGCTGGTAGCTGAAGTCTGACTCGGTGCCAGACTTGGTCATCAAGATCGACTGCGGCTCGTTGTCGGAGCCAGCGAAGACGCGGCGCTGCTCAAAGTAGGCGACAGCACCGGGATAGTTGCCAGCCGTCGTGATCGTGTCGTCGTAGGTCGGCGGCGAGATCGCCATGTCTGGGGCGATGTTGTCGTCGACGAAGGTAGTGCCTTCAGTTTGCCCTATGTAGCCATAGAGACCGTTCTGTTCTTTGTAGATGTTGTAGCGAACTGCGCCAACAACAGACCCCCACGACAGCGTGTTGTAGGCTCCGCTGGCGAAGATGTTGTTGACGACCGTTTCTGGATCGCTTGGCTCCGACTCAGCAATGTCGTCGCTGCCAACCGCAGTCACTTTATAGGTTATGTTGATATCAGGAGATTTCTCTCCATATTGAATATGGCCCTCAACATCAACTGTTCCTGGGCCGGGTGGCGATGGAAAGTTTGATCCATTATCAAACCTGACTGGGTCGCCACCCTGATAATTACTCAGAGTCATGTAGTCATAGTTGGTCCCAGAGACCTCCAATACCTGATAGAAATCATCAGCGAGAACGTATTGTCCGGCAAACGGTGATCCGGTTTGAAACTTGAACCCTTCTATGTAAACAGGATCGCCGTAGTTGAATGCGCGGAATCCTTGCTGGGCAGATTCCAAGCGAAGCGTGTGCCTAGTCCCGCTTATCAAGGAAAACGTGGCTCTGAAGATCTGGACGCGCCTTCCACGGAACGGCGTAATTATCGGGGGGGTGGGCTTATCTAGCGGCGGCGTGAAGTTGATGGTTTCGTAGAGCCACTTGGATGCCCCGTAGCGGCGGATCTCTGCTGGCGGATGGTTCGGGTGAACCAAGGTCAACACGTCGTTCGACTGGACGTAGTTGATGTCGAACAGCTCGGACTCGGCGTAGGGGGCAACAGATTCATAGATCTGCGTTCCAACCAAACCTTTGTCGACCCAATAGCTTGACGAGACATCCGGAGAGCTGACGCTTGTTATGTAGCTTAGACTGCCTGGATAGGCGCCATTTTTGTAGTAGACTCGGCCATTGAACGTGACCGTATCGTGCTCGTAGTAAACAAAGCTGGTTTTAGCTGGCAAACCGATGGTCACTGGGTCGTAAGCCACAGGGTCGCCGCCCTTACTTAGCGACACCTTGAACGTCGACGCACTGATGCGGATGACGTAGTGGACCAACGTTGGCGATGCGTAGGTTCCAGCCCAGATGATGACTGGGTTGCCATCGGACAGGCCATGATCCGCAGCCGTCAGAAGAAGCTCACCACCGTCATCTGATGGCGTAATGGCAAGCTCACCCGAAGGCGTCTCACCCTCCGCAAAGAACGGATCACCCGACCACAGCAAGGTGGCTCCGTCGTCGTGGATCCTGAAGTATCCTGCACCTAGCTCGATCACGTAGGTCTGGCTGACCGAGAACGTGAACGGGATCAGGCGCGTCTTCTTCGTGCTGTCCTTGACCTCACGCACCAGCTCAAAGCCCGGGCGGTTCTGGACAGGCCCCTGCGGCTTCGGGATGAAGTTGCGGACCGTGGCAGCGCCGGTCTGGTAGCGGATGTCGTCGATGCGCCCGAACATCTCCGGGCTGATCTCGCCACCAGCGAAAGACCTGAGGTAGTTGCGTGTCGTCGGCATCAGCGGTTCGCCATCCAAGAGACGATGTGTTCCGGCTTCGTGTTGCTCTGCTCGGAGTCCAAGCGGCGAGCCTCGGACAGATACATCGTCATCATCTGGACGCAGCGTCGCGCTTCAGCGGCACCCTGGTCGCCCTTGATGATCGGGCCAGCCAGCATCCCGGCAAGATGCCAGGACAGAGCCATCACGAAGTTGAATGAGAACTTGGTCGTGTCGGTGACCTTGGCGACGTAGCGGATCTGGGCGTCGTCCTGATCAGTCAGGATCACGCGGTTGCCGCTGCCGTCCGTCTCGACCGTGTAGCGGCGCGGGACGTAGTTGCCCGCTGCGATCACCGGTCCCACGGTCGTCGTGTCGACCGGGTTGAAGCGAGTCGAGTAGTCGTCTTCGTTCTCGTCGGCCTGGACGGCCACGATCGTCAACAGGTCCCCGGGAGCTGCATACGCATAGTCCCACTCGGCCCAGGACGCCGTGACGGGAGTCAGCAACTGGCGCTTCATGGCGAAGTTCCAGGTGTGCGTCTCCAACAGGGAGTCCCGTGCGATCGGATAGAACCGAGCGCACAGGCCAGCCTGCACCGAACCGTCGGGCGGCTCGATGCTAGACACGTTGGCTACATCGCCGAGGTGACTCAGAGCAAGGTTGCAGATGTCAACGGTTGAGGCCATTTGTCACCCCGGCGAGCAGTCAGTTGATCGGTGGCAGTGGGTTCTTGCGAGGGCGTCCCCGCTTGCGCTTGACCGGCTGCTCGGCAACCGGCGGCGCGACAGCAGTCGGCGCTTCAGCCACGGGCTTGGGCGGATCGACTGGGGTCAGGTAGTGACGAGGCTCACCGTCGTATTCGACGACCTCGCCCGGCCGACGGATCAAGCCGTCGACCAGACAACGCTCTTCAACAAGGAACTTAGCCATGGATCAGGTCAGGCTTCGAAGCCGGACTTGTAGAACGTCTTGCCGTCCTGGATGTCGAGCACGATGTCAGTCGTGACTGCGCCACCGCTGATCGTCCCATCTTCCACGACACGGGCGCCAAGGAAGCGAGGGTGCTTGCCACCGAGAATCGGCGGGACCTTCAGCACAATCTGCGTTCCCTTGACCACGGTCTCAGCCACATACTGCGGGCTGGAAATCAGGACTTCAACGCCAGCGGTGATCGCCTCGTCAGTTCCGGTCACCACCTCAAAGCTGACCTTGTTCGGGGAGGCCCCAACAAAGGCGGTGTTGACAGTGAAGATGACATAGAACTCCCGGCCCTGGCCGATGTCAGTGGCGACGCTGAGGTCGACAGTCTTGTCCAGAACAGTCGTCGCCGTGAAGGGGCCCTCGGCGTTAGACAGCCGAAGAAGTGCGTCAGTAATCATGTTTGGTCTCCTTGTCCCTGAGGGATCACGTGATGGCGTCTTCGGTGGTGAGGAGGGCATCGACCCGACGAATCGGAATACCCAGGAACGAGAGGTAGCTCTGAGCGGTGCCGAACTGGGTGAGACCCTGTTCGATCTTCAGAACGCCCTGCGTCTTGTCCATCGCCATGACGGACAGGGCCGAGTGGATCGACCGGTTCATGTAGAAGGCCGGACGACCGACACCCAGGTTCGGGATCTTGTAGGTCGCTCGGGTCATCAGGCGCAGGATGTTGGTCGCGTCCACCAGCTCCTGAGCGCCCGTCTGATCCAGGGCGTCTGCCGTGTCGATGTTCGCGATGCGGACGACGTAGCGCCAGTCCTTGACGACGAGGCCGTTCTTCCACTGGTAGCGCGTGACGAGAGCCTGAAGGCGATTGTCACCGCTGTAGACGGTCTGCTCGCCGAGGTCTTCGTGCATCAGGCCAGCCTTCGACCCCTTCGGGAAGGGGCAGTAGACCGTCTGATCGCCCCAGACGACGAGGTAGATCGACGAGTTCTCGCCTGCGTCGGTGCCACCGCCATTCAGCACGTTCGTGCTGTTGTCAGCGCCGGTCAGCTTGCTGTAGCGATACGACAGACCGAGGAACTCCTTGGGGTCGTTCGCGGGGTTGCCGTAGAACATCGTCTCGGCCATCGTCTGGTTCATCGCTTCCAGGAAAGCGGTGTCCTCAGACAGACGGAACTGAGCCGTGTTCCCGTTGAGCATCGCAAGGTCCTTGTCGACCTCGGAACGCGCTTCCAGGATGCTGCACGCCTCATCGACCTGCGCGGTCGTGGACTTGCTGGACGGGATACCCTGGTTGAGAGCGCGCCAGTAGACAGTCGGAAGACCCGTGCGGATGACGACGCGATCACCGGTCGGCAGGTTGCCTTCCTTCATCACGCAGTCAGACAGGATCTCATTGCTCTGAGAGAGCAGCTCGGCGACGACCGGGACGCGGCCATCGGGGTCAACACGCTTTGCCCAGTCGAGCAGCGTGAGGTTGGTGGTTGGGTGGGCCGTTGCAGCCATTTCAGACTCCTAGTCAGTTGGGGTGGTTGGAATACAGCGCGGATGCGTAGCCAGCGAAGTCCGTCGGAGCAGGCTTGCGACTCTCCGAGTTTCC